TTGGCGACATCAAGCGGCAAATCTTTCATGTTTCCTTTAAATCCGTTTGCTCGAGCAACTGCTTCAGTAATACCGTATTTGGTTGCACCGCCCCGATCTGCCGGGTTATTTACATAACCGCCTTCACGTTTGATCAATTCTTCAAGGTATTGTTCGATGTTCATTTAAGTTTCCTTTAGACAATAAAAAAGCGCCCTTAGGCGCACAGTCAATAAAAAGCCGATCTCAAATAAGTCGGCTTCATAAGTTTTGTTTCATAGCTTTAAAATATATATTTAAAAAAAGTCGTAATAGCAGTTATTGCTCCAGCAACACTACCAATTACTAGGGATATAGCTTTACCCCAAGCCATGATTACAGCAGCTCTACCTGCGTCTTTCTCACTCATTTTACCCTCTATACTTATACCGGGTTTGGTGCTAACATTTTCCTCAGATTGATTCATTAATAGTTAACCCTCCTTAACTGTTAACCAAAACCCTAGTGTTGGCGCACTGGGGTTTTTGCTTTTTTGGAATAAAGTACATTTCTTACTTCCTATAGAATTAATAGACGAACTTTACCCCCTTCCGTTTTTTAATATCAGGCGGAAGGGCTTCCGCTAACTTTGTTAAAAAATTGTTTCTGTTAGTTGACTCACGCTTCATACCCGTTTTCCTACCCGTAAAAAAAGAATTACCACCCGAAGGTGGTCGTTTCATAATATTGGTTGTCGATAGTTTTTCGTAGTAGTCAGCGGCTTGCAGTGTCAACAGGTAATTTCTCTCTTATACTTGATACTTCTAAACAAAACCTCCCGAAGGCGGCATTAGCTGTTTTCAATGTCTTTTCTGGCTTTCTTAAACTCTTTGATTACTTCAACGATCGTTTTACCTTCCTGTTTATCTATAAAATTAAAGATCCAACGGACTAAAGCCCAACCGGGTAAACCACAAACAAAGAAGAACCCACCTAGAGCAATCATCCCCCATACATCAGTAACCCATTCATGAAGTCCCCACTTCACAATAATGAATGAGCCGCCAGCAAGGCTTGATACAACAGTACAGATCAAACCAACTGCCCACTCTTGTGGTGAGCGAGGCATACGTGTCATCAATACAACTGCTGCCACTAAAGCGACCGCTAAAGTCACCATAATTGCTGCACCATAAAATTTTAAAATTGCTGTTAAACCGCTTGTGGAAACTGGTTCCATAAATCTCTCCAGATATTTTTAGACAATAAAAAAGCACCCCAATTGGGTGCTCATAGTTCTTTTAAGGTTTAAAGGGTTTGTAAGATTTTCCCTCCGTTAATCAATTGAGTTGTTAGAGGTGCCACCCCAACAATTGCAGGTCCACCCGGCCCCGGCTGGCCTTCCGTCGTTCCATGGTATTGCCAATTCCATGTTCCACCATTGGTAGACTTGGTACCACGTTCGCCCCATCCACCGCCATCACCTGATAATGGAGATCCATAACGGTCATTTTGGGTTCGATAACCTTTACCGGGTACCGAAGCTTCGGCATCAGTGATTTTTAGAACATTGAAATAGCTTCCAAAGTACCAACGCCAGTCTTGTGAATCGTTAGTAATAGGTTGTCCGGTCATAACCCGACCAAAAGGTGCTCCAGCTCCACCGGGAATACCCTGAACTCCATACGATAATCCAGTATAAATACCACTTGGTGTTGCGCCGCCACCAGATCCGCCTCGAGCCAGAGTTCCACCATCAATAATCAGGTTTAGTTTACTGTGCCGGTTTAATAGACCGGGTGCTCCCTGAAAACCATCACGACGGGTTTTTGTAAAGTTGTAATCCGGATCGGTAGACCATGCACCAAATGCCAAATGTGGCAACCCGCCATCTCCACCACGTCCAACTACAGCACCTTTAATCGTCAGATTCACAACCAGATCAGGTGGAAACTCACCAGTATCAATAGCAGGTAATTCTGATGCAGCTGGAACGATATACTCTCGTTTTGGAGGACTAGAGTTGTAGTCAAATTTATAGACAAATCTGGTTTCTGGTCGGTAAGAACTCGAACTTGAAACCAGCGCACCAGCTTCAACTACAAAGCTAATTTCGCCAGTCGTTGGCAAATCCCCTCTTTGCATCTGATACAAACGCGCCAAATTAATATCAAGCTGGTCATATCGAATGTAAATCGGTGAATCATCTACTGGCACATCAATAAAGTCCTTGTCATTGAGGTAATAACGTTCATCGTAATTAATTGCCGTAATGGTATTAGAGAACTGGTCAGCCGGTTCCCTTTTTGCAACCAGATAAGGCAGTGAGCCTTTGGTATCGTCATTAACTACTGTATAGATGGTATTTACAAAATCATCAGGACTTAGCTTTAAGGCCCCGTTCGGTAACCGCCCTAAAACCACCTTGTTCTTGGCAGATCCAGCGGTAACAGGAATAAGGTCCACTGTGCCATCCCCCATTTGCAAATAAATCACATAGCTCTTGCCTGCAATGAAATCTACATCATGGCTTAAGGTGAGGATTAAACCCTCTTGCTGTACCACTTCCCCGCTTTGATGAATACCATTGCGATAATCAGCTACAGCGATCCGGTCACGTAAAACCAGTAATTCTGATTCAGGTGCTGCATCAAAGGTAATGGATTTACGCTGGAACCGAAGCTTGTTCCAGAGCCGGTAAGCATTAAAATGAGCTTGCCATTTATTCCGTACACCAACGGATTTCACTTCTTTCGGGTTCTTTGCTCCTTTGTCTGGCAAATAGATATTGATACGACTATCGTCGGTCGGATCCGTGTATTCATAGATCAGTCCATCGTAGTCATCCATCACGCCAAAGGTAAGGTCATGCTTGTAACTATCCGGAATGATATTCCTGAAGTTAAACAGCATTACCGAGTTATCAGTTGGACGTTCAAAATAAAGCTTGAGCTTATTGTTTTGCCGATATGCGGTACAAAATACGGCATCACAAAGATTGGTAACCAGCTCTTCAAAAGACAGGTTTGTATCATCAATCGTAGTACAGAACTCAGCCGCAAGTGGTGTACCAAAATAATCAACTACATCGTTATAAGTCCGATAGATATTTTCCAGATCTATTTCGTCGATCGTACGGCGGCCTATCTTGTCATCCAGTGCCATTGAAACCAATGCATCAGCAAAGCTTGATGTTGGAAATAGCTCTGTCGTCATTGCGCCGTTTTTAAAAGTCGGTAACATCCGCTGAAGATCAAAATTGATCTTGCGGGACTTAACAGATAAAGCTCCAGTGGTTGCATAAGTGCGCGCACGAAAAACCGTTTCATGTTCATACACTGTGCTTTGCAAAGGATAAGCACCATAAAGCGCCTGCCACTTTACTTCATCTACTACCGTTGTAACCGCCGGTGTTGGTGTTAAACGACGTGCACGGACACTACAGCGACCTTGAAATGTCACCATATCCAGCGTTGCGCCAACTGTCTGACGTGACTTTGCCGAACCCTTTAGAATGATCTGCTTTAGCATTGGATTACCAATGGCTGCACCCGATTCATTTACCGGCGTTACTTCTACTTCAATCGTGACGTTTACAGCTCCCTGATTTCCACCTGAAGAAACTGTGTAAAGTCCATTTGTGGCCACAAAGTTACATAGCACCCGACTTCGTTCGACATTGTCCAGAATGAATGGACCAATCCACTTTTCACCTATTGAACTGATCTTTGGTGATAAAGCTGCTGTTTGCTGGGCACTTAACTCTTTAACTTTTAACCAGTTAGCATTAACGGCCGCCGGATTTGATAACGTCATTCGATCATCAGCTACCGATAGAACACTGTAAGTGCCGTTTAAATCATAAGTCTGGCCGTTAAACGTGAATGAGGCATTCGTGATTTCTACGCGGTCATTACTTACAAACTTAGTGGTTAAATCTGTGTTGTTTGCCGTTGCCCGAAGAATCTCGTTTGGATATGCAAAATGAAGGTAGTTCGTACCTTCTAAAGATTGTGTATCAGCAGGACGTAAAACTTGGCCATTAACAGAAGTTTGATGCTGAACCGTTAAGGGTGGAGTTGTAATTTCGGTACCAAGCGAGAAATATGGCTCACCCGAGACAATATCGACACCCGGTCGAAAGACTTCTACCGATGCGCCGGCAATATCAACAATGTTGGTTTCACCGTCATATGCACCGTTAATTTTATAGTGACCACGACCAATACAACCAACAACATGCTCTACTTCGACATTGTTTTCATATACCTTGTAAGGCACAGTAATCAGATCAGGGGTATCGTTAGCGGCACCATAAATATCTGCGATACGACCATTTACGCGAGTTTTATTTTCACGGTTTGATAATTCGTTATTTGCAGACGAGGATTGATTGTTATTCTGGTTGGTTTGGGTAATTGAGGGCACAGGCATTAATAATGCAACAGCCACACCCATAACTATAGAAGCAACCGCTATCCAAGCTAGAGTTATGGGGTCTATACCCTTGGGATTCTCAATTACAATGAAAGTGCCTGGCAAGAAATCGAGCTGCTTTAATTCATATGCATTCTTCGGTGTGACTTCATTCGCAAATGAAATTTCCGCATGATCCATATTGCTTATGGTATGAAAAATACGGACATGCTCAGGCATATGGTCATATTTTGAAGTAAGCCATTGACCCAAAGTTTCAGCGTGTTCAATTGTTTTGTCTTCGGATAAAGGGTCTTGTTTATAAATAATCTTAATCATAGAAACTCACACGATTAAATCCAAATGCTTGAACGACTTGAATTGGCATCCATGAAACGCCTGATTCCTGCAAATGCAAAATACGCCCCAAACGAAAAAGCCCCACATGTGGGGGCTTGTTTCGGTATCTAGAGTGAAAGGCGACTATGCAGCCTTCCTTGGGCATGGGCAATGGATTTAGTAACTTCAATCTTGATGGCAGAAATACCTTCTCTTTGACGGGCTTCATAAAAAACTCAAGCGCCTCTCCTCGATCAATATCATATAGATCCATTGCAGCTTCATGCGCGAAGTGAACACAGTTGTAGTGTTCCTCGTCATATTGCTTATCGAGCAAATGATCGTGACTCTTCATATAGCCCCCTTCAAACCACTAAAACGATCAAGCGAAAAGATATCTCCAGTCTTCGCAGTATTTAATCTTGGTGATTCAGCCTTGAATGTCACAGCTTTATGGTTCATTGCAACACTGGAGAGTTGCAGTCCGAGTAAATAAAACATTGGAGAATTCAGATTGTCTGAACTGTAAATCCGGTAATTTACTGTTGGCTTTACATCGGGATATTGGCCTTCAATTACCCGTTCAAACTCATCCGGCAAAATATCACCAAGCCCAGATATTGAAACGGTCAAAGTCTGGTCCAGATCACCGAGCATTCCGGATCTTTGAATTGTCATAGGAAGGTATTCGTAAAATACTTGCCCCGCGCCTTCATTGTGCTGAACATACACCCCGCGATCATCATTACGGACTACCCGGTAAGTATTCATAAAAGAAGGGTGTGATAGTTCAATACATTCCAATTGATAAACATCTACTTTTCGATTGAAAAAGAATTTGGCATATTCGTTATCCATTAGACCTCCCAATCTTTGATAAGTGCCTGATCAGCGATAAGGTTAGGCTGGTTTTGAACAACTTCGAGCTGTGCATTTACCCGGTAAAGGTTGCCATTCACTTCATTGGTCTTGAACGAGTTTGGAATGAAATTGCATAGATATTGCTGACGTGTTCCCTGATCAATGACCAGATCCGCATAGAATGAGGCTGGCTTATTCTGATAGATCCGCCAGAAAGCCATCATTTTATTGAAATCGGTTTTACTTAAATTCCAGTTAACATCAACAATGTGGCTATTACGTTTTACATCGATGTAATAGCGTCCACGCCCACCATCCATTTGTTGACGCTTTACATCATCACCCGGTGTTACGCCATAGCCGCTGGTCTGAGGATTTAGCTTTAACTTGTACATAACTTTCCTTCAGGTAATAAAAAACCACCTCGAAGGGTGGTTTGATGAAATAAGGTTTAGATATTTAAATTAATTACAAAAAAGATTTAACATTAAGAAATCGATTTAATAATAGTTTCTTTACCATCTTCAAAAATCTCTTTCACTACAAACTTGCAGTAAGCTCCATCTTGAGATGGTTCAGTCAGTAAAGCTGGATTCACAAAATCTTTGATCTGTTTTAAACGGATCAATTCATAATTTCCATTTCTTTCCAACTGATAGTCCATTTTTACATCACAACTATACATAGTAGTTGACCCAATAACAGAAGTAAGCCTGAAAGTTAACTTCTTATTTGCGGGTACTTTAAACTCAAAAAACTCTTCACCATTATTTAAACTGATTGTGGGTTTAGGCATATTTAATTTTTTGGGCTCATGCATAGAGCCATACTTTGTTAAATTATTTGAAATCTGTTTCGTTATAAGGTTTTTTGAAATTTTTTCACCCTCATTATTTTGATAAGTAATATAGAACTGCACCATGGGTACATTACTTCTATAAACCCTTAAATTGGCTGTATCACCTGCTATTTCATCTTGATACATATTTGTAGATCTTACGAGATTATTTACCGCAGGAATGGCACATCCCGTAAGGCCTAAAAGTGTTGTAGAAATTACAATTATTTTTTTCATGTCTTAACCATCAATTTTAATGCAAACAGACTCTATCACCTTGAAATTTAAATATTATGAAAATGAACCCTCCGAAAAGGGTTCAAATTATTAAGTACGATTCCGTCTTGCTGTCGTATTCTCAGTCAAAGACCGACTAATGGTTGAGTTTGGATTTGCGATTTGGTCACTTACAAGTTTCGGTACCTTTCTTGGAAGCTGCTTATCCAGTTCATCTGTAACAATGATCCGGACAGTTTTCTCATCCAATTGTTCGGCTTCAACTGTCGCCCCACTCACCTGATTAATCACTTCAATTTTAAAATTGATTGTCGGTAAAGCTGGCTCAATTGAAGGCATAATCTCAGCTTGAGGGCGTGAAGTACTTCCTAAAGTAAAGTCCTGAACATCATCCAGATTTGAGCGATCCTGAACTAAACCATTGGATGAGAAATAGACTTTACCGTCATGGAATAGGTCAGAATTTGCCGAAGACGCCAACTTAGGTGTGTCTCTATTAACTTTATAGATAATCTGAGTATCTTGAACCGGTTGATTAAAGATGTCAGCTTGCTTTTGGCTTTCTATAAAGGCATTAGAGCTCATCATTGCACGGCGCATGACACTATCAGCTGAGGCATTGTTATTGAGAAAAGCTTCAGGGTTTGCACTCTTACGCATTTTCTCAACTAAACCAACTCCCCCCCAGCGTTTAATATCTTCTTGGGACCAGACCACCTCTCCTTTATGGACAATACCAGCAGGCTGATATTTCCCACCTCGACCTGTATAACCACCTTCCGCAAAACCTTGATCTTTGATTGCCCGGATGTTTGCAATGATGCTTGCACCCTGTGCAACAGCTCCAGCAATTAATGGAATGTTAAGAGGAAAACCTACTTTTGAAGCTGCTGCAATATTTTGCTGAATGGCAATACCTGCAGCTGCAATCGCATATGCTTTATCTGCAGCGAACATAATCTTATATGCTTTCGATTGCTCACCAAACATTGAACCAAACATCGATGTGAGTGAACCCATCATGTTCCCACCAAAAGCAATTATGGTATTCAGACGATCTTGTTGATACTTATCTTCAATATCCTGAGCATTCTGAGCATATTCGGCAGCAATCTGATTACGTTGATCTTGAGCAGCTTGAATGATAGCTGTTTTCCGGTTTTCGAAATCCTGTTGCTTAATGAGCCCTGCTTCCATTTGTGCATTTAGATTATCTAACCCATTTTTTTCATCAAGATCAGTAGCAGCATACTGACTATCTGCTAAATCATTTGCAGCATTTAGACGACTAAACCGCTCTTGATCCTGTCTGAAGAACTCGCTGGTACCATTCATATCCGCTTGGATACCACCCCAGTTTTGAGCAGCATTATTCACTTTATCGCGTGTCTCTTTATCCTGATTGGCTTTAGATAATGCGATTAGCTTTTGCCGCTCTTCTATAGAAAGCTTGGTATTCTTAAGAATTTCCTCCCGTTCGAGTCTGTAACGTTCCTGCATGGCTTGGGTTTCAGAAAGCAATGATAAACGTGCCTGAAATAAACGCTGTTCCTGAGCTAATTGCATTAACCCAAGTTCTTGCTTTAATTGTTGAGCTAATAGATCAACAGCCTCTTTACGCTGATCTTTAGTTAAATCTAGGTCATGCTCGGCCTCAAACTGACGCTTGGCATAGCTATCTTTTAATATTTGCTCTTCCGTCTTTGTGTAGTCTCGGAATGAATCAAGCTTAGTCTTTGTAGCTTGCTCAGCAATAGCAATATCATTATCTGCACGTGCTTGAAGTTCTGCTTTAATTTCGGCCTTGCGTTCTGGGCTAAAGTTAGCTTTATCAACATCCTCAAGTTTTTTGGCCAGATCATTCCTAATCTTTGTTACTTGATTAGCAACCTCATTCTCCAACTGAAGGCGAAGTTTTGCCTGCTCCTCAGCCATTTTAGTTGTATCTTGAATAAGCTTATCAAAACTTTTGATGAAATATCGCCAGCAGAATAGCCATTAATACCAGCCATATAACTTTGATAGTCTTTCCAGTATTGATTATTATTTTTACCAATACCTTTACCCTTCATTACATTGCCTTCACCTGCATGGTATGCACGTACAGCCTTTTCTAAATCACCTTTAAAAAGCTTCAAAAGATAAGACATATACTTAGCCGCACCTTCAGCAGACTGTGCTAAATCAGTGCGGTCTTTTACGCCATATTGCTTGGCAGTACCTTCGAGAAACTGAAATCCACCAGTCGCCCCGGTTTCTTTGTTATAGGCTTTTGCATTACCTTTCGATTCGATCATATGAATCGCGGATAATGTTCCTGATGGAAGTTTGTATTTAGACTCTAGATCTGCAAAGCCGAATTTTGAAGCATTTGCTAGAACTTTCGCATTTACATTTAGTACTTTTTGCTGATTTTTAAGCTCCTTGTTTTGCTCACGTATAGAATCAGTTCTAGCATCCGTGATGGCTTTGATTGATTCTTCTGCTTTCCAAGTATCCGTTAATGCTTTCATAGCCTCTCGGTCTGCTGCCTTAAGACCCTTAGCTAATGAATCTTTATAAAGCTTCAGTAAATCATTAGCCTGAGACTCAGAAAAACCCTTTTTCATTACTATCTCGACAAATTGCGTATCCCATAATTTATCTGCATACAATTTCTGTAAGGACTTTTGAGCCTCATCTGCAGCCTGTTTTGTATTCTTGATAGCATCAGCATGTTTCTGCTGCTCAATTGCTGCATTTTGTGCTTTGTTACCTGTTAAGATAACTTCAATACCAAACAATTTAATGGCTGTTTTGGTCTTATCAGCTTTTTCATAAGCCTCATTGTATTTGTCGATTTGCTCCTTTAATGCATCTCTTAAGCTTGGAGGTAACTTCTGTTTAGCAAGTTGCTCCATAGCCTCCTTGTAGCTAATTGTGCCCAATCGAGCTTCATTAGAAATCCTTGTAAGTTCAACATTACCTTTACCGAAGTTTTGAATATCAATTAAAGCTGAACCAACAGCCATTTCTGTTTTTTTCAACTCCTCATTTTGAGCTTTAAAGGCCGTTGTTAAGTCATTAATAGCTTTAGTTTTTGCCTCACCTTTTAAGCCTTTTAATTCTTCAGCTGTACGGTTAGCCACTTCGGCTTGTTCAGCAAGTGTTCTATTCGCTTCTTCTGCCTTACCTTTAAAATAAGTATATGTTGCTGCTAGAGCGGATACTCCTAGGGTAATTGCTCCAATTGGTCCGCCGATAAGTCCTAATGCTCGACTACCAATACTACCAACTAAAGAAGAAGCTGCTGAGAGCCTAGTTTGCGCAGCAGTTTGTGCATTTGTAGCAGCAGTTACTGCTGCCTGTGCTTGTGCGTATCGAGTTGCTGCCGCAGTTGCTCCAAATTTAGCTTGGGTTTCGGCATTTGTTGCTCGCACATTCGCGAGATGAGCTTTTGCTGCATTCAAAGCAGCGGTAGCTTCTGCATATTCTGCTTGAGCATTTAATACAGAGGCTTGCCGGCTCGCTAATGTTGATGCCATCCCCTCTTTAACCGCTGTACTCTTAATTAAAATTGCACGAGTTATATAACCAATACCAACGACCAAAGCCCCATCAGCAATTAAATCTAAATTACTTGCAAGAGTTTGAATGGATCCAGCTAATACCTGTGCTGCACCACTACCTTTACCAGCCTCTCCAACAAATTTAATGATTTCGTTATTTAAAAGAGTGAGTGATTGACCAATTGTGATATCAGTTTTAGCGAAAAGTGCATCCACATCGTCTTGGGCGTTTTTAAGTGCTTTAACGATTTCTTTTGAAGTAATTTTGCCTTCTGCAGCTACTGACCGTAGCTGACCAACGGTGATGCCCATACCTTGTGCAATAGCTTTTGCTAAAGCTGGTGTTTGCTCCATTACAGAGTTAAGCTCTTCACCACGTAATGTGCCGCTTGCTAAAGCTTGCCCGAATTGGACTAAAGCGGCATCAGCAGCTTCTGCGCTAGCTCCACTAATTGCTACAGCTTTTGATACCGTTTCAGTTAAGCGAGCCGTATCATCCATAGTTAAATTCAGTGTTTGAGCATTGTCACTAAAACGTTGGTACACCTGTAAAACAGAATCCCAAGCTGAATAGGTTTTTTGTGCGATCTGGAATGTATCTTCAGTCGCTTTATTCAATTCAGCCTGATTATTAGTAACGAGCTTTAGACGGTTCTGAAGGCCCGTATAAGTGTCCATATTATTAATGGCAGCATTAATCGTTACTAAACCAGCCATATATCCTGCTAAGGACTTTATAGCTGTACTGTAAGAACGAGCAGACTTTTCTTGCTTGTCTAATTCTTGTGTTGTCGTTTTTATTTCTTGTCCATATTTTTGGACTTGCTGCGATGCTTGTTTAGTGGCTTCACCAGTTTTACCTACCACAGACGAAGAATTGTTAACCGTGGTATTAAATTTTTGAACAATATTATTTGTGACGTTGATTTGATTGCCCAGTTCTTTGGAAGTACGTGTAGCTGAATCACCTTTTTCGGTAATTTTAGACATTTCATCAGCTAAAGCCTTAGCATTCCGTACAGCATTCTGCGAATCAATAACAACAACCAAACGCGATTCTTGTGCCATCTTTACTTTCCTCTAGGCAATAAAAAACCCACTCAATGAGTGGGTTTGTGAATAAAGTTGCTTTACCAATCAGCATTAACTTTTTGTTGAGTTTTGATCTTTTCAGCCATTTGATCAGATGATTTATTTAATTCATCCATAATTATTTTAGCTGATGGATAATTTTCGGTAATAGTACGATTGGTTTCACTATAGCGAACTCCGCTAATTACCTGTGCTGGTTTATAGTGAGTAAGATTATCGTAACTTACTTTCATTTTCCCATCTTTTGTATCTACGCGCACTGTGAAATCTACTCGATCACCAGCAGTAACAGTCATACAATCAGCAAACCCAGAACAACGGTATGGCATATTACCTTTGCCAATAATTGAACCCGTAGTCTTATCTTCGTACTGAATTACTGCATTTGCTGAGCGAAAAGCTGTTGCAAACCATTGACGCGCGCCATCATAAATTTGGCCTTGCTTTAATCCATCTATTTGATAAACCTTTTCAAACTTTACAGGTTCTGATGGTTGCTGAGGGGTAGTAGCACACCCAACTAATCCCAAACTCAATAATCCAGTAGCCAATAATTTTTTCATGAATTTCACCGTTTGTTATAAAGTGTACTAACTTTAACAAACTGGTTACTAAATGTCACATAAAGCAAGACCACCCGAAGGTGGTCTTTAATCATGTTACTAGAGTTTTGGTTTCAAAACTCTAAATATTGCTATTGGGGTAATACCGTAGGCGGTCTGAGGTCTGCCAGCAAACTCTCTCACCATTTTTATCATACTGACCACACCATCTCTAAATTCATTTGGATCTGTATTAAAAGTGAAATTATCAAAAGGTAAAGCATCCAATACACCCAAAACATACCAGCTACCAGCTACCAGCTAGAAACTCACTATGTTTAAAATTCAAATCAGTTGGGGTACCTACAATTTCATCCCTATTCAATGTCATCCATACTTCATTACACAAACTTACACCAGTTTCTTCATCTTTTTGTCCAGTGTCATGAAGTAGCTTGGCCTCAAGCCCAAAAGGTATTCCTCTAACCATATTGGCTGCATCTTTGGTGTTTTCTTTTAATGCTTTTGCTAATTCCCGAGCTTCCTTGGTATTCTTTTTGGTTAAGTCCTTGATGTAAAAGTTTAAAGCTGGTTCAACCAACTCCTTAACTACACCGATATCAGTGACCCCTAAGCGTCCCTCAAGCAATACAAGATTTCCCAGCATGTCATCATTTAACTCTCTGTTAATGAACCCTAGTTCATCTAACCGGTTAATCATCTCTCTTGGCATAGTAGGAATACCATCATAAAGATGCTCTGAAGTAGTGTTTACAGTGTGGTCATTAGCAAGTTTTCCGCCTGTTACGGCAGGAACACCAACTGTAGCCTCCAACTTCCTTGTGTCTCCAATTTGGCTTGTATTTTTAAGAGCATTCAAGGAGCCTAGTCCATTAAGCTGAGCATAAAATGATTTTATTTTTGGATTGTCTAGGTAAAAAAAATCAAAGATTGATTCTGTGGTTGGTGAGTTTTGCGCCACGGTTTATTTGCTCCTCAGCTTTTTTTCTATGGTCATTATACTGAGTAGCACTTTCTTGCATAGCTCTTTTAAAAGAATCCGCTGCATCAGACATAAGCTTGCTAGCTTCTTTTTTGTTATCGGTTTTATTTGAATTGTTAAAAATAAACGAAAAGTTCATATTCGAACCTCCTGTGACAAAAATACCCTCTTATCATTTGATAACAGGGTCTCTATACCATCAAGCGTACCCACTAATGACAGCAGTGTCAATACAGAATCGTCGTGCCAATGTCAACCACTTGACCGTATTATGTTACATCAATCGCGCTATATCACGTCGCAAAGTCTAAGTTATGTCCCGAAAGTCAGCATTTAAGTCTTCGTCGCTCGTTGCGTCGCCTTCTTATGCGCCTCATCCAGAAACAGGTTATCCAAAGCAAAAACACAGTCATTGAAGATATGAGCAGCGACAGGCAAATCATTATGTTCTGCATAAACATTGATTGATTGCTGGTCCAATGACAGTGGGATACTTTGCTCATACCGTCTGGATCTGCAAATGGCGCTAAATGCCGAAAGAATGGATTCAGCTGCATAAGAGTATTCTGGTGGATCCGGAATGTGGCCACCTAAGAACTTGATTTGTTCGATTTCGTGCGGCGTTTTCGACGCATACGTTTTTTGATATTTGTAGAGCTCGATGACTTTCCCAGAATTAAAGCCTTGTCTTGATCTGCTTCTTCTTGAATCTTCTGTGCCTGCTCTTTGATGAATAACCAGATCGAAATGCCAATGTCACCTAGATTTAGAAGCTTTGATGCATTCTCAGGCGTATAAGGTTTTTCGGACTCAACAGTTTTACCATCTACGATTTCGGCAAATACCACACCTTTCCAGTCTTCGATTAAGTGGGCGGCGCATGCATCCATTAACAACTCGTGATAAAGCTTGGCATCTTCATCTTTTACCATCACATCATAACCTTTAGATGATATTTGGTTACCTGCGCGCTCAATCGCTACCTGAAAGGGTTTATAGGCAATACCACGGACTTTGAACTCAGCCTGTACCTGTCCATTAGAATCCTTATATTCACACCATTTTGATACATCCGAGCTTTTAATAATTCCGACTTTTAAAGCCATAGCAACCTCTAATTTGTAGAAATAAAAAAGCCCATGGGATTCCATAGGCTTTGTTACTGAGTAAGTTGATTACACAAGAGCACGTACAATCGTTGGACTAGTACGCACTTGGGCAAAATTGATATCTATTGTAATAATGTCATCGCCACCACCATCAGGGTGATTTGCTTCCTTAACTTCAAGTTGCGGGAAGTTAAACGAGTACTTACTGCCTTTGGTATCTGTAATATCGAAGGTCAATGTAAATACATCACGGGTTTTAATAGCATCAATCCAAGAAGCAGATGTTGCTGAAAACATGAAATTAGCATTTACGCCAATATCCATCATTTTCTCTAAGTAAAACTCAGGCGTGTACTTACCAGAACCGATACAACGGATCGCTTCCAGATTATTACTAAAGTTGATGGTAAGTGTCTGCAGACAAGCTTTACCCTGAATTGATTGACCATTAATAAGTAGCTTTTCAACATTTGGCATACTCACCAGAGGGCGAGTCGATGCTGGAATAGGATTTGTAACAGGATTAACCTGCTGTCGCGTAAATGAGCTACCTACTAAACCAAAGTTACCAGTGATTTTGCCTGTGGTCTGGATCGTCATTTCACCTGTATTCACTTGAATACCACGATAAATAAAGACTTGACCAATATCTTCAAAGACTTTTACCAAGGTAAGAGACTTACGTACTCCACCACCAAAACTTAAAGCATTTGCAGCCCAGTTATTGAAAGCGAGAACATTTAAGAATAAGTCAAAGGTACCTAGTGATAATTCAAACTCTAGTTGACCAGTTACTTCGGCTTCCGTTACAACAGCGCCTTGGCGAAAACGTGAATCAACTACTTCACTGCTATCTTCAGTAGTAACATTTTCAGTCAAACTATCAGTAACACGGCGAACGGTGTACCAGACTGGATTTGCAGGAGTTGTTCCTAAAACTGCTTCCTCACAAGCATATAATCGAATTTTTGCGCCTGAACTCATTTATGGTTCTCCAAAATTTAGGCAATAAAAAACCCGCTGTTTAAGCGGGTTATTAAAGTGTTTCGTCTGTTTCTGAGATTTCTGGCGGTTCCACGCCATTCATGGCTGCAGCAACTGCCTGAGATAAGTTAGTCGGCTGGAAATCCACTGGTGTTTCACTCAACGGCTCTTCAGGCTCTGGTTCAGGTTCTTCATGCAGACGGATATCAATCCAGCGGCCTTCTGGAATATCAAGTGGATTTTCGAGATCAGCTACAATGGCTGCCTTTTCCACATCAAACTTACGTTTATAAGTTTTAATAGAAAGATCACCATTTTCTAAGGTTGAATATTCAACTGCTACTACCGTATTACC